ATCATAGCTTGGTAATTTTATGTTTGATACTTTTGCAAGATATGCTGTTGATAATGGTTGAAAAATAAAACCTTTGATTGTTCCTTCGGAGCAGATGTGGTGGAAGGGTGCAGGATTAATGAACCCTTCCGTATGTAAACATAATGGGAATATTATTGTCAATATAAGGCATACGAATTATATTTTATATAAATCGGAAAAAAATATTCATGAGCATATATGGGGACCACTCGTCTATCTTCATAAAGAAAATGATAGATGCCTAGCAACTAAAAATTACATTGCAATTTTAGATGATGATTTGAATATAGTTGAGCAGCAGATAATAGATACATCTGATAATGACAAAGAACCTCTTTGGGACTTTCATGGTTTAGAGGATATTAGATTAGTAAATTGGAATGGTAAGTTGTTTGGCACTGGTGTTCGTAGAGATACGAATACTGTCGGTGCTGGTAGAATGGATCTTTCTCACATTGGTCATGAGGATGGTAAAGTAAAAGAGTTGGAGAGGATAAGAGTTCCTGCTACTGAACAAACAGATAAAACGACTTATTGTGAGAAGAACTGGATGCCCATAGAGGATAGACCATATGAGTATATGAAATGGTCAAACCCTGTTGAAATAGTAAAATATGATCCAGAGTCTCATACTACACATCAACTTTATCATGGAAAGTTTGACTCTAGTTGTGCTCATGATGAGCGAGGTGGATCGCAAGTTATATCATTTAAGGATGGATATTTGGGACTGCAGCATGTAACATATTTTATAAAGAATACGAGTAGAAGAAAAGATGGGGACTACGTACACAGATTTACATATTGGGATAAGGAGTGGAATGTTATAAAAAGATCACAGTTGTTTGCATTTCTTGCTGGTGCTATTGAATTTTCTTGTGGGATGTGTAAACATAATGATAATTATCTGATTACATTTGGATTTCAAGACAACGCTGCCTTTATTTTAGAAATAACCTCTGACGCTTTGGAGAAATTTATCTATGACTGAATTAATTACAACAGAATTGCAAGAGAAACTTGATGCTTATGTTGATGACACTCAAAATGCAGTTAAAAATTTTGAACTTGCTTTAGAGTATGAAAAACTTGAGCAATATGCAGCAGCAATTTCATATTTTTTGAGGGCATCAGAGATAACGAAAGACAATAATTTTGAATATGAATCTTTGATTCATACGGGAATATGTTTTGATCGTATGCAAGATAGAGAATATAGCACTTGTCAAACATTTAGAAAGGCAATGGTTATGATGCCTGCAAGACCTGAGGCATATTATCTATTATGTAGATTTTATAATTGGCATAATAGGTATGATGAGGCACATCATCTTGCAGATCTTGGTTTGAGATCTTGCGATTTTAATGGTGAAAAATTGAAGTATTCTGACTATATTGAATATGATAAATTAAAAACTTTTCTTATTTTTGAGAAAGCAGTCTCTGCTTGGTGGTGGGGTAGGTTGCCATTCTGTAAAGAGGGTTTTGATACGTTGCTTAACGATCATTGGGATGATCTTACAGAGTATCAGCAGGGAATATGTAAAAAGTATGAAGCTAAATTTAAGTTTCATCCAGCATGGCATGATCCAATATGGTACACTCCAAAGATGCATGAAAAATTGAAGCAGAAGTTTCCTGGTGCTGAGAAAATTAAGATGAATTATTCTCAGATATATCAAGACATGTTTGTTTTAACCATGTTGGATGGTAAAAAAGATGGATACTTTGTTGAGATTGGAAGTGGCAATCCTTTTTATGGTAATAATACGGCCATCTTAGAGACCTACTATGGTTGGAAAGGTGTGGCAATTGATAAAGATGAAAAACTTTCTAAAAAATATAGGGATGAAAGACCAAAAATTGAACATTACCTTGAAGATGTTTTAACATTTGATTGGACAATTTTGCGTGATAAAAATATTAAAGATAATGTAATTGATTATTTGCAATTTGATATTGATCCTCCAGTGAACACATATCAAAGTCTTTTGGATTTTCCTCTTGATGAATTCCCTGCAAGAGTTATAACATATGAGCATGATTATTATGCTGATGAGCATAAGAGATATCGTTCTGCTTCTAGAGAATATCTTCGTAGTAAAGGATATTTTTTGGTTGCTGGCAATATGTCCCCTGATGGTAAATGTCCCTTTGAAGATTGGTGGGTTCATCCAGACCTTGTTGATCCATTAATTATTGAGAAGATGATTTTCCGTCCGTACAATGCTACTCCAGATTATAATGATCAGGATGTAGTTATTAACTCTTATTTGTATATGTTTAATGATAATATTAATCCTGAGGATATTCCTGAAAAATCAGAGAGTGAAATCCTACAATTAGAAAATTCTTCACCTGATATTTTTAAAATTAATGAGAAACAAGAGGGTACTGTATGGGTTATAGATAATTTTTATGAGAATCCTGATTCAGTCAGAGAGTTTGCTCTTCAGCAAGAGTTCATAGAAGGTGGTTGGGGTAGAGGATTTATTGGTAGAAGAACTGATACTCAATTTTTATTTCCTGGTCTTAAAGAAAGGTTTGAGACCATTATGGGTAAAGAAATCACCAACTGGGAAATTCATACTGAGAATGGTAAATTTCAAAACTGTGTTGCTGGAGAACCAATTACTTGGCACTGTGATGCACAGAGATGGGGAGGACTTCTATATTTGAGTCCAGATCCTCCGTTTAAATGTGGAACTAGTTTGTATGCACATAAACATAACCGTGCAAGATCATTTAATGACAAAGATTATGAGACTGAATGGAGACTTCCTCCAGAAAAAGGTGAGGCAACATATTATGGTGGAGAACATTGTGATGGAACACAATTTGAACCTGTTGATGTTATGGGTAATGTCTACAATAGATTGATTATTTTTGATGCCAGATGTATTCATGCAGCATCAGAATATTTTGGTTATAATTTACAAACTGGACGTTTGTGGCAAATGTTCTTCTTCGATACTAAATAAAATCAAAGTGGTTAAATCTATATGAAACAACCTTGGAAAAAAGCAATAGCACCAACCATGGAATTTACTACATCGATTGATGTTAAAAATGGTTGTGTTGTTGATTGTGTATATTGTCCGCAAAGAACTCTTCAGGAAAAATATAAGGGTGAGAGATTTCTGAGTCTAGAAAACTTTAAAAGTGTTGTAGATAAATTACCAACAGAAATTAGGGTAACTTTTGCTGGATTTACAGAACCATTCTTAAATCCAAAGTGTACTGACATGATTCTGTATGCTCATGAAAAGGGGCATCCAGTTTCAATGTTTACCACTGGTGTTGGAATGACTCTAAAAGATTTCAAGAGAATTCAACATATTCCTTGGGCAGGAGCACCAAATGGTGGATTCACACTGCATATTCCTGATGCAGATCGTAAAGCAAAACATCCAGTGACAAAAAAATATGTTGAACTCATAGAGTACATGTATATTTGTTGGCTCAAAGGTGAACTAACTAATTTTAATGTAATGTCTATGGGTCCTCCTCATGAAAAAGTTGCTCATTTATGGGGAACACCCCATCAACCAGAGATGTGGTCTAGAGCAGGAAATCTTTTCCATGAAGCAATTATCAAACCAGAATTGATGAATAGAAAGGATGAATTTAGATCTGTTTATCATGGGGAAGGTCCTAAAACATGTGGATGTATTGAAAAACTTTACCACAACGTTATGCTTCCTAATGGAGACGTATCTCTATGTTGTATGGATTATGGTCTAAAGCATATTCTAGGAAACTTGTTCACACAGGAGTATGAGGAGATCATGCCACAGAACAATACATGCTATGATATGTGTAGGTTCTGCGAAAATGCTGTAGATCCACCACCTGAAATACTATTAAAAAAATAATTATGTTTTTAATTTATTCTAAATCAAATTGTCCTTATTGCTATAAAGTAAAACAGGTCATAGAAATGACTGGAAATAAATTTGTTGAGTATAGTCTTTATAGAGACTTTACAAAGCAAGAATTTTATGATAAATTTGGCGAAGGTTCTACTTTTCCACAAGTTTTACATGATGATAAAAAGTTAGGAGGTTGCGTTGACACGATTAAATTCCTCAGAGAACAGAAGATCCTCACCTGAAGATATAAATAATTCAGTGCCTAACCGTGGCGTTGATTTTATTCTTAATGGAGGTAGAAGAAAGCATTCCAAAAATTTTCATATTATTTTTGAAAAGATGGTTTGCTTCTTCAAACGGGAAGTAACTATCTATTTTGAATTTTCCTTGAAGGCAAGGAAGAAACGTTAGTTCCCGAGGTAAGAAAAATGTTAGCAGCAAGTTTAGTTTTTGGTTCTTTTTTGACAGTCCTGTTCCTTGTAGTAGGACTAATTGGAGGATGGACTGCTAGAGAATACATGATGAACTATCGGGAAGTACCCAGACCTCATCCCGAAATGTTTGATAATCAGGGAAACTTGATTCCTGATGAGGTTATTGCATTTAACTTTGAAAACTATTATGACGACAGCGAAGAAAACGACGACGAAGATTAAAGAACTTCCAAGAAATCCATTTGCATTTGAAGTTCTTGATCTCGCATCAAAACAAAGATCAAAAGCAAAGAAGGTGGAAGTTCTTCAGAAGTATGAAGACCCGTCTTTAAAAGCAATTTTTATTTGGAACTTTGACGATAGTATTGTCAGTGTTCTACCAGATGGACCAGTTCCTTATTCGGGTTATGCTGAACAAACAACTTCTAGTGGAACTCTTTCGACTAAGATCACGAATGAAGTTCGTAATATGCATGAAACAGGTTCCTTTTCTCTTGGAAGTGCTGATAAGCAAGGGCATACCACTATTCGTAGGGAGTTTGGAAACTTCTATCACTTTGTGAAGGGTGGCAATCCCAGTATCAATGCTATTCGTAGAGAAACTATGTTTATCAATATTTTGGAAGGTTTGCATCCTCTAGAAGCAGAAATTCTATGTCTTGTTAAAGATAAGCAATTAGAAACCAAATATAAAATTACAAAAGAGATCGTATCTCAAGCATACTCTGATATTCAGTGGGGAGGTCGTTCTTGATGAGTAAAGGAATCAAAGTAATTCATCAAGATTGTGATGCATCTCTATCAGAAGATAGAACTTTGCCATACAGTGCATTTTTAGTTGAATATATTGAAGGAGAAGCAACTAAATTTGATATCGTTACTGCAGGTAAAAAAGTTGATATTTTTGACCATTATTATGATAAGTATGGTAAAGGTTTCCAAAATATGACACAAACCGAAGGCAGAGCTAATCCAAAGTTGTGGGGAAATAAATCACCTGACAGCAAAAAGCGTAAATAGTTACAAAAAAGGGCGGAAAAAAACCCGGCAAATTTTTTCCGCCTAAGGTTTTTAAATTGTAACACAAGTTACAAAAAAACTTGACTATATACTATACATGGTTTATAATTACCATACGTTCATCCTCTTTAGAGGACGCAAGTAAGTCGCGGAACGGAGCGTTCATCTTATGTTTGAATTCATTCTATTCGCAAACCTTCATCAACAACCTGGTATGTCTTGTACTCAAGTCAGAGAAGTTGCAGGTGAAGTTATGTCTTCAGACTTACCTAAGAGACATAAGAAAAAGGTTCTTAGGAATCTTTTTGGTAAACATATGCGATACGATTGTTTCAAATAATAAGACGCAAACGACTGAAGGAACGGGAAACTCGGATCACCCGCAAGGGTAAAAGGAGAAAATCACCCCATTCTTTTAGGAGTCAATCATGAACACACTTACTCTCATCAAAAACCAGATCGAAAAAGCATCACGTCTGCATGATGCACAAATTCACATCACTAAGTATCGTGGTGTGGAGTGTAAAGTGCATGAAGTAGGTGAGGAAATTCACGGCACTTTCTGCTATCGTGGTCGCACTTATACCAAATGAGGTAATCTGGAAAGTTTTTAAGAGAGGTTGAGAAACCTCTCTTTTTTTGTGCTATAATATCAACAGTAATTACATTCTTATGGATAAGGAAAGATTAAAACTCATAGTTCGTAATTTAGAGTTACTTGTTGACGGATTGAAGGCAGAAGTATACTCTGATCCTGATGCATACATAGACAAACGGGAAAATTACGACGATTCCAAAAGACATTCAGATTACGACGAGATTTTTGACGATGACGATGGGTACCCAGACTAATAGAGCAAGAAAACTTATAAAGTTGCTTGAACGTTTAATCAAGCAAGATCATCTTTATTCTGAAGATAAAGTAATAGAGATGAAAAAACAGTTGTATGTTCTTAAGAATGAATTAGCAACAATAGAAGAGAAAACATCAAAAGGATTTGGTAAATGAGTGTAAAATTAATTAGTGTAACTCCTGATGCGGAGCAGACAATGGCATATGTTGCCCGTGTCTCAAACCCTAATAATCAAGAAAATCCTAACTATGCAAAGTTGTTGGGATATTGTATTAAGCATAATCACTGGTCTGTGTTCGAGCAGGCATTCATGACCCTTGAGATTGAGACTACCAGGGGACTGGCAGCTCAAATCCTGAGGCACCGTAGCTTCACATATCAAGAGTTTTCCCAACGCTATGCTGATTCTTCCTTGCTCGCGGAGACGATCCCTCTACCTGAACTACGGCGTCAAGACACCAAGAATCGTCAGAATTCTATTGATGATATTGACCCGTTTGTCCGTCAAGAGTTCCAAATCAAAATGCAAAAGCACTTTGAAGAAGGAATGAAACTCTATCAAGAGATGCTTGACGCATCGATTGCAAAAGAGTGTGCGCGTTTTGTACTTCCCCTAGCAACTCCCACCAGACTCTATATGTCAGGATCATGCAGGTCATGGATCCATTATATCACTTTGCGTTCTGCCAATGGAACTCAGAAAGAGCATATGGACATTGCGGAAGAGTGTAAAAAGATCTTTATTGAGCAATTTCCCACCTGTGCAGAAGCATTAGAGTGGATCTAAATACGTTATATTGAACTATTAAAAATGGCAACATATCCTGTAAAACACAAGGAAACTGGTGAAACTAAAGAAGTTGTTATGAGTATTCATGACTGGGACCAGTGGAAAAAAGATAATCCTGATTGGGATAGATACTATACTCCACAAAATTCACCTGGATTAGGACTTGAACCTGTTGGTGAGTGGAAAGACAAACTCGTAAAATCAAAACCTGGATGGAATGAAGTATTAGAAAGAGCATCGACACAACCTGGCGCAAACAACCTTAAAATTTGAGTAATATGGCACGTAGAAAGAGAAGTAATTCCGAACAACCCATTGGAGTTGGTCTTACTGCAAAACAAAAAAAGCGTAAAAAACCTTTAAGTTCTGATTATTTAATTTCCGTTGATCCTTTGACAGAGAATCAGCAACGTTTATTTGATTCTTATCAAGAGGGAAAAAATATTGTTGCTTATGGATGTGCTGGAACAGGGAAAACTTTTATAACTCTGTATAATGCACTTCTAGATGTTTTAAGTGAGGATACTCCATATGAACGCATTTATCTTGTACGTTCTCTTGTAGCAACTAGAGAAATTGGTTTTCTTCCTGGTTCTCATGAGGATAAGGCAGATATTTACCAGATTCCTTACAAGAATATGGTAAAGTATATGTTCCAGATGCCTAGTGATGCTGACTTTGAGATGCTATATGGTAATCTGAAAGCACAGGAGACAATTAAGTTTTGGTCCACATCTTTTTTGCGTGGTACAACTCTAGATAATGCTATTGTTATTGTTGATGAGTATCAGAATCTTAATTTTCATGAGTTAGATTCTATTATTACCCGTGTTGGTGAAAATACCAAGATCTGTTTTTGTGGTGATGCTCGCCAATCTGATCTTCAGAAAACAAATGAGAAGAATGGTATTGTAGATTTTATGGGAATCTTGCGTAAGATGCCATCTTTTGATATAATTGAGTTTGGTGTAGAAGATATCGTTCGATCTGGACTTGTTAAAGAATACATCATTGCAAAAATGGAAGCAGGTTTTTAATTATGTTTAAAATTGTACCTTTGCATACTCTAGGAGTTATTGGAGGAAAACTTCCTAAAGATGTATATCGTTCTGTTATGGAGGAAGTAGAACAAATAGAAAAGACGGGTGATGCTGAAGAACACAATAACAAACTTGCTGGCATAATAGAAAGAGAATATTTATTGAAAGAATCAAGATCTTCTCTTAGTCCTTTTTTGCTCAATATGGCAAAAGAGTATAATAAACTCATTCCAACTGATTTTGATCGAATAACTCATATTGGTGATATATGGGTAAACTATCAGAAGAAAAATGAATATAATCCATTGCATATGCATGATGGTCAACTAAGTTTTGTTATTTGGTTGAAGATACCGTACAAAAATTCGGATGAGAGAGAAACCAATTCATCAAAAGATTCACAGTCAAGACCTATCGCAGGTTCTTTTCAATTTACTTACACTAACATATTAGGACAAATTATGTGTTATTATCTGCCTGTAGAAAAGGGATGGGAAGGAAGAATTATAATGTTTCCAGCACAACTAGGACATCAAGTGTATCCATTTCAAACTAGTGATGAGTATAGGATTTCTGTTTCAGGAAATCTGTATTCAAATAGGCATTTGGGAGCAATGTATTAATGTTTAATCATGTTGAAGTTAATTTACCCCAACTTGATAGGGAAACCATTGATGGGGTAAGATATTATAAAGTTCCAGATAATGAAGAACTTCTAAGACTGGTCTCTATTACATCAGTGACCAGTCATTTCAATAAGGAGATTTTTGTAAACTGGCGTAAAAAAGTCGGTAATGAAGAAGCAGAGCGTATCACAAAACGTGCTACGAGTCGCGGTACTGATATGCATACTCTTGTAGAGTATCATTTAAAAAATGAAGATTTGCCTAAGGTACAACCAATTTCAGACTTTTTATTCAAGATTGCTAAACAAAAATTAAGTCTTATAAATAATATTTACGCCCTTGAAGGGTCTCTGTATAGTAAACAACTAGGTGTTGCAGGGACTGTAGACTGTATCGCTGAATATGATGGCGAGTTAGCTATAATCGACTTTAAAACATCTGCAAAACCAAAACCACGCGAGTGGATCGATCACTATTTTGTGCAGTGCATGGCATATGGTTGTATGCTGTACGAACTGACAGGTATTTCTGTCAAAAAACTTGTAATTATCATGGCATGTGAAAATGGAGAATGCGTCGTCTATGAAGAACGAGACAAATCAAAGTACATCAAACTTCTTACCGAATACATTAGAAAGTTTGTTAGAGATAAACTGGAGATCTATGGAACCAAATAAAGAACTAGAAAAAGTATTAGAAAGTAAATTTTTGACCCCTCCAAAATTTGCAATAGAAATTGAAAAAATTGTTGCTGAAGAAAAAATTAATTATATTGATGCAATTGTTCACTATTGCGAAGTAAATGAATTAGAGGTTGAATCAGTGTCAAAACTTGTTTCTAAACCTCTAAAAGAAAAGCTAAAGTGGGACGCAACTCGTCTTAACTTCATGAAGCGTACCTCAAAAGCAAAACTTCCTTTATGATCGTGACACCCTTTGAAACCTATCAACATTATTTGTCACTAAAAAATCACTTTACTAATCCTAAATACGACTTCTTCAAATACGGTGCAAAAACCCGTGCTAGTATAACCTCTTTTAATAAGAGGAAAGACAAGTATTGGTTTGAAAAAACTTCCCGTAAGTATTCTAATGAAGAGGTCGTTGATTTTTTAGTGTCTAATTTTGCTGCCTCTGATAACCCACAAAACTTATGGATTGGAGAAATTATCAATTCTGGAGAAAGAACATACGCAGATTGGAGAAAACGGAAGCAGAGTTCAACTTACTTGTTCAAAGAACAAAGCAACGAATTGTTGTCGGAAAACAAATTAGAAAATCTCTTCGATTGCTCGAACGGTCATCCAAAGATTCTGAAAGAGTATCTAAGCAGCAGATTATCTTTAGAAAACTTCGTAATCTTGGACAAAGTATTCCATTTTTCAAAAAACTTTGACAAGAAACTGCAAGATCCTGTATGGGAGATTGTAAGTTTAAAATTAAAAAAATATAGTCCCTTCATAAATATTGATGTATTTCAATATAAAAAAATTCTGAGGGAAATTTTAAATGAGTGACTTTTTTGATTCTGAGATTATTCAAGAAGAACTTGCTGAAATTAATCGCCTTCAGGAGGAAATTTATGGTACTCTGTTATCTTTTTCTGATATGGAAAAGGATGAGAGAATGGAAAACGTTGAAAAACTACAAACTTTGCTAAATAAACAGCAAATCATGTATACGAGATTATCACTATCTGATGATCCACAAGCAGTGGAAATGAAAGAAAATCTTCGTAGATCTGTGGCTCTGATGGGATTCCCACCAGAAACGGACATTTATAATCTATTTAATAGTATGAATGCCACAATTCAATCCTTGCGCGACCACCTTGACGCCTGAGGCAAACTTCGCTATAATATCCGAGTATCCAACAAATCCAATTTATCCGAGGAAATCCAAATGTCTTTTGCTGATCTAAAGAAGCAATCTAAACTTGGTTCTTTGACCGCTAAACTGGTTAAAGAAGTCGAAAAAATGAATACCACTGGCAGTTCTGGTGATGAACGCCTTTGGAAACTGGATGTAGATAAAAGCGGCAATGGTTATGCCGTCATCCGTTTCCTGCCTGCTCCCAATGGTGAGGATCTACCGTTTGTAAAACTGTACTCCCATGCCTTCCAAGGTCCTGGTGGTTGGTTTATCGAGAACTCTCTGACTACTATGGGTCAAAAAGATCCTGTGTCTGAGTACAATTCTTTGCTGTGGAACAACGGCACTGATATAGGTAAAGAAGCAGCACGTAAACAAAAGCGTAAACTGCAGTATTACAGCAACATTTATGTTGTAAAGGATCCAGCAAATCCTGAGAATGAGGGTAAGGTATTCCTCTTTAAGTTCGGTAAGAAAATCTTTGATAAACTCACTGCTGCTATGCAACCTGAGTTTGAAGATGAAGAGGCAATTGATCCTTTCGATTTCTGGCAAGGTGCCAACTTCAAACTGAAAGCAAAGAACGTTGCAGGTTATCGTAACTACGATTCTTCTGAGTTCGCCGCTCAAGGCGCACTCTTGGACGACGATGACGCAATGGAAGCAATCTGGAAGAAGCAGTATTCTCTTGCAGAACTTGTTGCTCCCGACCAGTTCAAAACTTATGAGGAACTGAAAACTCGCCTTGACTATGTTCTTGGCAGCAAGGGAACTCCTAAGTTCCAAGATCAGGAAACAGTTGAGGAAGAAGAAGAGTTCCGCGCACAGAATCGTGGTGCTGCTCCCATGCCCCAATCTATGAAGAATGAACTTAACTCTTTGAGTGATGGGCGTGACTTCAATTCTCCTGACATCAATCTCAGTAATACTGAGGAAGATGATGATGCA